GACGTTTATCAGGGATAAATAAAGAAAGAGGTGTGTATGCTTTAGTATGTGCTGGTGCCGATTATCATAGTATAGGACTTAAAGAGTTTTCTATTTTAGGTGAGAATTATATTACTGTTTTATGGCCATTTTTATCTGATAAAGAAAAAGAAGAGTATTCTAATCTTACTATGTTAAAATCAAAAATTACTAAATTATAATATGGATGGGTAATAAACATGGAGCTTATGATATGGTTAAGTTAGTAAAGAGATATATTAAAGAAGCTAAGCAGGTAGGTGTATTATATCATGTGTGTTCTTTAGAGTCTTTGTTTAAATACATCATAAAGAATGATACATTATCTGGATCTGGTAATTTTCAAAATTGGTTACTTGGTGGTAGAACAGATGTAGTGTCTTTTACTAGAGATAAAAGATATACTGTTAGTACAGACAATACAAGAGATACTTCAGTACTATTTAGTTTTACTGTAGATGGCGATAAATTGTCTAATAATCATAAAATAATTCCTTATAATGATTTAGCTTTTTTTTCTGATGGTGAGCCTATAGATTTTTCTTATGATGAAGATGGATATACAGGTAGAACTGAAAGTGAAGAAGTAGTTGTAGGGAAAATAGATGATTTCTCTAAATATATTTTAAATATACGGTTTATAATAGATGCACGTTCTTTTTTCCCCTCTTTATATATGTTTAATTTTAATAATTTTTTGTCTTACATTGAGAAAACATATGCAATGTTACTTTCTTGTAAGCCCTATTTAGGAAGATTTCCCATTTTTTATGGAAATGAAATGTCTCCATATTTAAATAAGCAGAATAAAGTTTTTCTTAAAAAATCCCCAGATTCTTTAAGTATTTTATTACACATATTAGATGCTATACGTTCTGTTTATAAAGATAAGAATATAGATAGTAAAATAAAATCTGTTTTCTCAGAGTATTTAACTTCTTATGCTAAATATAGATTAATAAGACCTATATTAACATGGGATATGTTAAGTAATGTTCTTCCTAAAGAAATATTTAAAAAGAATTTTATAAATTCTCGATTACGGAAAACTGGGGGTAGTAGTTATTATGGGTTTTCTAGTACAGAAATAGAAGATTTATTAACTAAATTTGTTGCTAGAAACCCAGATAAAAAAGAAATAATAGATCTATTCTTAAATAATAAAACAGATAGAAACCTAGCTAAGATTTTATCTTTATGTGGTGAAGACTTAGCCTCTATGGAGTTTAATTCTATAAATGAACCGGAGTTTTATACCTTAGGTATTTCTACTTCTACTGGGGATGTTTTATGTAAATATTTGTTATCAGACTATGCTGATATTATAAAAGAGGATGAACTTATATCATATATAGATACTGTGCTTTAACATAAGGAGAATTACCATGCCAATGTTAGATAGAGCTTCGTGGCTTACATACATAAAAACATCATTGGGTTATCCTGTAGTGAATGTTTATATGACTGATGAGATGATTCAACAGCAGATAACTTTTGCTATTAAAAAGGTTATTCCTTATGTTAATGCTGTAGAGGTGTTTGAAGTTCCCGGTAAGGTAACAAAGTTTACAGATAAACTTGTTTACGCTGTCATACGTGTACATGCACCCGGTTATTTCACTGAGGATACCTCAACAACAGGAACTACGTATTATGATATGTTAATTACACGTTCTATTTATAATCAGTTAGGTGGAACAAATATGTCACAATATTCTGGTTCTCAGGGTTTGGTTAATGCCGCATTATATAATTATGCATCAGAAGAGGCTAGGACAGCTTTAGATCCTATTGGATGGCGTCTCCTCGGGGATACATTGATGATCGATGGAGGTGGGGACGGCCCCTTTACGATTGAGGCAATAACTGAACGTTCACTCAGTAATATCACAGAAGACTACTGTTCATGGTTACAAGAATATTCGTTGGCTTTGTCGAAAATAATCTGTGGCGAGATCAGGTCAAAAATAACGCTCCAAGGTGCTCCTATCACCTTGAATGGTGCAGAATTGAAAGCTGAGGGAAAGGCAGAAAAGGAAGCACTAGAGGCAAGATTAGGTAATCAAATGTCTCTATATTTTTGTACAAGATAATTTAATTATTTGTATCCAATTTTAGTTGACGGACTCCTTTTATAGTGTTAAGGTATTATATAGGACGGTAGTAGTCCTGTATAATATTTAAAAGGAGTTCTTATGAATAAAAATAGTTTCCCACAGTGGTTTATTGATGAGATAGTAGATCCTAATATAAAACAAAGAGCTTTAAATCGGGATATTTCTTCAAGAGAAACTATACAATTTAAATGTTCCAAAGGACATGTGTTTAGTAGGAGAGTGGATAATTATATAAATTTGACTACTATGAAGAAAATAAGAGAGTGTCCTCAGTGTAGAAAAAATAAGAGAGTTTACCCACAGGAATTTATAGATGCTCTTTTAGATAAGGAGGATAAGAAAAAAGCCATAGAAGGTAGTCTATCTTCTACAGAACGTGTTTCTTTAATTTGTGATAAAGGCCATATAACAAGTAGTTTAGTTTGTTTTAAGGTTAATTTAACTACATGTACATTAAATGGCCCTTTGTGCAGTGTTTGTTCTAAGGAAGATTATATAGAAAATAATAGAGAAAAAAATAAGAAAGTGTTTCCTAAGTGGTTTATTGATTCTTTATTATATGATGAAGATAGAGATAGAGCAATAAAAGGTATTATCAGTTCTGAAGAGACTTTATATTTTAAATGTCCTAAAGGTCATATTAGTAAGAGTAAGGTATATAATAAAATTAGAGTTTCTGATATGACTCCAAAGAACAATATATGTCGTGAATGTTCTAAGGAAGCATCTAAAGAAAAAAGAAATAATACAATAAAAAATAAGTGGGTATTCCCTGAGTGGTTTATTAAAGAGCTTGTTAATGGAGATGATAAGCAGAAAGCATTAAATCATACTTTAAGTGGTGCTGATGAGGTAGAGTTTTGTTGTCCTAGAGGACATCATTATAGGAAAAAAGTAAATCAGCGTTTACGTATAGATGGTACTCCTTTTTATGGATGTGAAGAGTGTTTTAAAGAGGATCAAAGTTTAATAGCAACACCATTTTTTGAGTATCCTCAATGGTTTATTGATGAGTTAGTAGATGAAGAGGATATAAAATTAGCAAAAATAGGGAAATTACCTGTAGGTAAAAAAGTTAAAATAAAATGCCCAACTTGTGGTGATATTTATATTAGGCATGTTAGGTTTGAGATTAATGTAGAAACAAAAGAAAGGGCTAGATTATGTAATAAATGTAGATTAAAATATAAAAAAGAGAATCCTCTAATTAATAGACCAGATTATCCAGAGTGGTTTATTGATATGTTAGCAAATGAAGAAGATAAAGAAAGGGCACGTAATAAAATGTTACGTGTAGATGAACGTGTTCAGTTTAAATGTCCTGAGGGTCATCTTTATAAAGCAACGGTGTTTAGTAGATTAAAATTGTCTACGGGTGAAAAAAGAGATCGTGGCTGTAGAGAGTGTGCTAGAAGTATTATACCGATTAAACGTGAAGAGACGCTTTCTAAAAAAAGAGTATTTCCTGAGTGGTTTATTAATGAACTTTATTTAGAAGAGGATAAAGAAAAAGCAAGAAATAAGACGTTAAAATCAGATGATTTTGTTCAGTTTGTTTGTCCAGTAGGTCATGTTTATACACAAAGAGTTTCGGGTCATATAAAATTGAGTACAGGAGAGAGAAGAAAAGGATGCCATATTTGTTTTTATCAGGATTATAGATCTCATACAGAGCTTGAAATTGATACTTATATACAATCTTTAGGTTTTTCTACAGATCATGTTAGATTTAAAAACCCAACTAATTCTTATAGTTATTTTGAAATAGATATTTACATTCCTGATAAGAAAATAGGTATAGAATACAATGGGTCTTATTGGCATAAGACCTTGCCTGTAGATAAATTTAGTAATAGAAGTTCTTATCACCAGAGGAAATATTTAGCTTGTAAGATGCTAGGGTTTAGGATGATTTCTATCTTTGAGCCTGATTGGATGTGTAGAAAAGATAAAATAAAGCAATATTTAAAGGATTTATTATTACCTAAAGATAGTAAGGTTTATTCTCGTAAGTGTTTTATTAAGTGTATAACTAGTAATGAAGCTAACGAGATGTATGATAAATATCATTTGTTAGGTAAAACAACCGTACAGTCCATTTCTTATGGCTTGTTTTTTAATGATGAGTTAGTTTCCTGTATGACTTTTCAGAAGGGTAGATATAAAGAAGAAAACACTTCTGTTTGGTGTTTAACTAGGTTTGTTACGAAATCAGGTTTAGTAGTAGTAGGAGGTGCGTCCAAGTTATTAAAACAGTTTGAGAGAGATTATAACCCATCTGTTTTAGTTTCTTTTTCTGATAATGATTATTTTAGTGGTGATGTCTATGAAAAATTAGGTTTTGAAAATAAAGGATGTACAAAATCACCAAGATATTTCTGGTGGTTAGAGGATCAAGAAATAAAACGTGAACAGTGCCAGTTAAAGAAGCTATCTAAGAAATACCCTGAGTTATATGCTGAGTCTCTTAATATTTCAGGTAATAAAGAAGATTATATAATGCTTAAATTAGGTGCTTTTAAAGTATATCGTTCTGGACATACTAAATGGGTTAAGAAATACACTAATTAAGTTTAAATAATTCTTGTTTTTATCTAATAAATAGTTTATTAGTATTTCTGTAAAGGAATTATTCCTTTTTAAAAATAAAAATAAGGAGATTATGATATGAATCGTGAAGATGATCTTAAAAACCTGTGGAAAGAACTTCGTGGTGTGACTGAGGAAGCTAAAGAAGTTGAAGAGGCTGACAAGGCTGAAGCACCTGAACCTAAAGAGACTGTAGAGCTTGATTCTCTTCTGTCTCGTTTAGAAGATGTTGTTTCTCGCCTTGAGGAAGCTCTAGGTAAGAAAGAGGCAGAAAATGATGCTGCTAAAGAAGATGATAAAAAAGAGGAAGAACCTGCTAAGGAAGAATCCTATATTCCTCGCCGCGTCCGTCGCCCCCTTCGTGACCGTGGTTAATCATCTTATAATTTAACTTAATTTATTTGAGTTAAATTACTTAAGTTATAGGCACATCATAATAATAAGTTATGGTGTGCCTTTTCTTTTTGGTGTTTTATGTTGCTTTATATTAGTACAAAATACCCAAAGAAATTTAATGATTATTTAGTTTTAAAAATAAAGGATGAGTTAAAGAAATACTCTAAGTTATTTAATCCGTCCTTTATTTTTAGGAATAAAGTGTATCATGTTTCTAGGTGTATAGATTCTCTTATATGTAGTAATGAAAAAATTTATTTTAAGTATGATTATCCTGTGAGGCACCTTGTCTATAATAATAGACAGTTATATTGGTTATATATTTTACAGAAGTATCAAAATAATATAGGTAAAGAATTTCTTTTATGGAGAGCTAAAAAGAAAAAATAGGAAATAAGATATGGATAACACTACTGTTTCTTTACTACCAACACCTAATGAAAATAGACTCATGCTTATGATGATAGATGAGGCTATGCGTCTTTATGGCTTTCAGTGTTTATTAATAGACATAAAAGATATTAATATGTATCTGGATGATAGAGATTTATCTCATGCTTTTGATTATCGTATTTTAATGCAAGATTATATCGATAAGAAGATTTTAGCTAATCTATCATGGCAGAATATTGAAAAGCAGCAGCAAGGTCAGGTAGCTTTTGTACCTATTCAGTGGGGAGGTCGTCATTTTTCAGTTGTGGAGAAGATGGTTATAAAGCTCTTTAATGGTGATTTATGGCAGGTTGCTGAGGTAAATAGAACGTATTTGGTAGGTCTATGGTATGTTATTAAGATGGTGCCTTATGTGCCAGAAAAAGATAGACCTAGAGAAGAAAAACAAATGAAATCCAACTTCGTTGATCCTCGCAGACAAGAAGTTTTTTAAATAAGGAGATTATAGTATGAGAGTAAAGAAAGAAAGTCGTTCTTTTTTAAAAGAAAGAAAGGTAGTTACAGAGATGTTAGCAAAGAATTGTAAGTCTCTTATTTCCCCTAATATTTTTTCAGCAGATAATTTTAAACGTCGTTCCAGAAAAGTAGAGTGGGATGAGTTAGAAGGTGGTAAGCCTATTACAGAATGGAAAAATGAGAATATTGGTGGCGATATTATAGCTTCTTCTTTACCAGAATTAGCACAGAAATTCATGTCTTTTGTTTCTGAACATTCAGGTGATAAAGAGTCTGCAACAAGAACACCTTTTGTAGATGTTAAAAATAATAAATTTACTGTCCTTATTTCTGAGACACGTAAGGGTAAGCCTTTAACAGATATTGAAAATGGAAAGCAGTTTTTTGAGCGTGAATACTCATGTTCTGTCTCTATGATGAATGATATTTCTGAAGTACTGTCTGATTTTGCTAATATTCGTGGACAGCTAGAACATAATTAAAAACTAAAAATATTATTTTAATGCAGAATTAAAGCTCTATCTAAGGTATTTAGGTAGAGCTTTTTGTTTATTTATGATATGTAGAGACCTATGATGACTGAAGAAGAATATAAAAAATATAAAGAGGCGTTACTTCTTTTTTATGGTGGTGGGCGCTATATATTAAATAATAGATATTTGCCGGGTATTCCAGCTTTACCTGATATACAGGAATATACTATTTCCTTTACTAATGTAGACTATCCAGATCTACCTATAGCTCTACCAGAACCTATAACAGATATTAGTGGTACAGTAGTAACTCTACCAACTATGTCTGGTGAGTATGAGGATGTTTATAATTATTACACACCAGAGTCATGGTCTATAGGTTCTTTTGGATCTGAAATTGAGTTATCAGATAATTTAATAGCTAATTTAATTTTTAATGTTGTACCTAAGGTTGTAACATATACTGTTTCTTTTGAAAATACGACTTATCCAGACTTTGATGTCTCTATACCAGACTCTATTATTGTTCCTGAAGGTGATAGTATCACTCTACCTTCTGTATCAGGTGAGTATGAGGATGAAGAGTATACCTATACACCGTTAAAATGGAGTATAGGTGAGTTTGGTGAGGTAATAACACCTGATTCTAACCTTACCGCAGACTTAGTTTGGAATGTAGAGCCTATTCAGACTTATAATATTATTGGCGGCTTAATTTCTGAGACAGAGAGTATTGACTGGTTATCTTTAGATGCTTTAGGGAATATGAATGTAGATAATGTAAATCTATATTCAGACATTTATCAGTTTGGTACAGTATGTGTAGATAATATAGCATTAACACAAGATTTCTATATGCTTGGTGAGTTAATGCATGACTATGACCCAGCTATAGAGGACGCTTCTTTTGTTGTTTATGACACTTTAGAAGACAATATTGTGTCTTTCTTTAGTCAAGAATTGGTATATTCAGAAATAGAGGGCATTGTTTTAAATTCTCCAGAAATAATTATTGGTGTACCTCAAACTGTACCTAACAGATCTTTCTTCTTTACTGAAAATGGTAGAGAAGAGATAAATAATACTGTTTTACAGGGTGGTTCTACTTTACCTTTATATGATGAATCTGGTAATTTAATTACTGATACAGATACTATAGCCCTTTATGATAATTCCCAAGCCCTTTCCTTTATGAAAGAAGATGGGAATATGGAACAGGCTTTAAATTCAGATCTTCTTGTGGATAATGATGGAGAATTAAGTTTACAGTTATCCAGTCAAACAAGAAGTAGGAATGTAGAACAAGAAGAGACAATAACTATAGACTCCACCTTTGGTGCAGAGGTGACTATACCAGATGGATATAAAGTGGATAATGTGCTTTGTTCTCGTGGCTATGTGTTTGCGTCGTCTGTGACAAAATCGGGAACTGTGGTTAATTACGAGCTACCCGGTGAAAAGGTTTATTTTGACGATACAAACACCGCGCTTGTCGGAGTAAATGTTAAACCAGCTCTGTCTATCACAGTTATAGAAACTACATCGCACAATACCATCTCAACTCTGTCAAGTAAATATGGCTCTACTGGTTCTGCACCATCATCTGCGTCTGCATTTTATGTAAATTCAGGTGGTTTTTTCGTTAAAGGAACGGCGAAATATAGCGAGAGTAGTGTAGCATCAAGAGTTGCTAAAGCCATGCAGTGGCTACCTGTTTATTTTAATCTAGCAGATTCAGATGGTAAATGGCTTTATTTCTGCTTTAACGTTCCCCAAACACTTTGGCAATTCCAAAACGGTGTATTCTCATGGCTTGGGGATAAAACAGATGCGTTAGATCTTGCCTATTGGTATAACACAAGACCAGTCAAAATTAATTTGTCTTTAAAACAGGTTTCTCGTGAAATAACAGCATGGAGTGTACAGACAGAGCGTGTCTTTGTTTTACAGTTTAGTAACTCTGAACATCCTTCTTTAGATATACCAATGCCTTCTAATGAAACAGGACATTTAGGTACAGTAATAACATTACCAACTGTAACAGGTGAGTATACTGAAGAAGGTATGGTTTATACTCCTGTAGCTTGGAATATAGGAGCTTTTGGAGATAGCTATACTTTAAATAATGATGTAACAGCCATATTACAATTATCCAGTAGAGTAGCTTTACCAACTGTTTATTCATACTCAGGTACACAAACAGAGTCTAGTGTTTCTCCTGATGCATCTATAGATACAGGAATAACCTATGATTCTGGAAATCTCTATTTGGGTGAGACTAATGATGGTCTGGGTAATGCTACTCGATATGGTTGGGAAGCTGAGGAAGGGCCTGAGTATGAAGAAATATTAATGTATTTACCCGGTGGAGAAACTAATAAATATTATTATCAGGGTGGTATAACTTCTAGCTTTTCTGGTAATCCGGGAAGTGGTTATTTAAAAACGTTATATTCTGATTCTGATTTAAGTATACCAGCAACATTTGATTCAACAAAACGTTATGAATATGGGTGGTATAATAATGACGGAGTGTGGGTTGTGTCTAGTGTTCAATCTGTATCTGATATGCCCGTTAGTACAGTCAGTAGGGACGGAACAATAGCATGTATAATTTATAATGATAGTGGTATGGCTAAGTTATGGTTTGTATCGAATTATACATCGTCTTCTGCTTATTCTACTTATTCAAGTAATCCTGTTAGGATTAGGGCACGTCTATATTCGCTCTAGGAGGTATAATTATGAATGATGTTTATCTTAAAAATAGAACCTCCTCAGCCATACCAGTTGCTGGTTATACTGTGCATTATATGGATAAAACAGATGCTGAAATTGTTGAAGTTGAGGGTGTTGAGGATATAACTAGGTCGGATGACGCATCTGGTACAATCTCTGCCATAACCTTACCTACAGCAAACAGCTATACAGGTGTGTCGTTTGACTCGCTTAGATACTATGCAAGTGGTAGAATATCAACTACTGGAACTGCGTTTAATTTATGGCAAACTTCTTCTACGTGGTATTATGGTACAATAACTTGGACGGATGAAAGTTTAGGTGATTTGAGTGATAAAATTATAGTAAACTCAACTTCTTCTTCAGCGATGAAAACACAAACAGTATTTAGAATAATTTTTATATATGATTCTAACATATCTGGTTATCACCCAATGGATACAGCAGAATCCAGTCAAGGTCAGATAACGGATTATAGTTATAATAATGGTGTTCATTCTATTACCTTTTATTTTTTAGGTACTAATTGGACATCTGGCACGTTTTCAGGTCGTATACAATTCCGATATTTAGACGGTGTAACCACATTTAATAACTTAAATGCATTTGATCTAGTTAGTGCCTCAGGAGGTTCACTCTCAAAAAACACAACTTCAATTCGTTATGATATGTATAATGTCTGGAATGATAGTATTACTATTCATGCTCAGTATAGTGTACAAAAAAATCAGGTAAAATATAATGCCTTTAAATATCTTCTTTCCTCTGTCCCATACTGGTATGTCATTGATGGTATTCAGACTGATTGGATAGATGATTTATCCAGTATTGGGTATAGTGAAGTACAGTTGTTACCTATTGTAACAAAACGAAATGATCTTTATATAGAGCCTGATAATTATAATCATCAGATAGGTAGTGGAAGTGAAGCCTTTTTATATGAATATGTGAATGGGTCTTACCGTGGTTTATTGTATGATGACACAACAAAAAAACAATGCGTTTATGGTTGGATGTATTTAAATTCAGGAACTTGGGAAAGATATTATTATGGTTTATCTGCTGTATTGAAGTCTGGCACATCAAATTCTTTAGGTGTTAGAAATGATACGTCGAGTACAATAGATGTTACACGTATTTGTTATGCTGAATGTTCAGACCCATTAGCTACTATAATAACTGTCTATAATTCACAAAATGCATATTTTAACGCATTCAAATATACCGTAAACAATGTTGACTATTATTATGTGTTAGATGGAACCCAGAATGATTGGACGAATGATCTTTCTAGTATTGGGTATGAGATAAAAGATTTTGAAGAAATCACGTTGTATTTGGCGAGCGGAGCGAAAGCGGTTCAAACTGACATAACATCCGCATTTACTGGCAATGTCAATTCTGCATATTGTTATCAGTTGTACACGGACGAACAATGTACAACGCCATGGACTGGGTACGATTATTCAAATGATTATGAGATTTGGTATTATTACAACGGAACATGGGTTAGGCAGGTTGATGCGATCTCAGCAATGCCTGATTATACAACTACTGGTACCCCATTGAGAACAATAGGCTTCATTCTAATGGATACTGGGTATCTTTGGGTAGTGTCGAACATAACTGGTTCGTCTTATAGCATAACAACTAGTTCAATCACTGTTCGCATTTATCCGAAAGACCAGCAAGTGCTTGCGTTATACTTCAATCAGTCGAGCTTGTATAACAATATATCCATGGCGTACAATACTGCTTATGATATGTGCGGAAGCCCGGGTACTGGTACAAGCCCGATTCCACTTACAAGCAATTTCCCGGACAAGAGTATTATTGGTGTTTATGGCTCTGCTGGAAATTTGGTGTCGTCTGGTTATAAGAATTTCGCTTGGGTCGGAAGCACTAAACTGCGTGTAGGATATTATAATACAGACGCAGGAACGTTGAACGCAAGACTTTTGCTGTTTACAACAGACCAATATATCGACATCGCATATATTAACACTTCCGGTGACACGTCTGTGAGTTCTGGGACTGCAATGAGATTATACAGTAAGGAGGGTTATTATTTGGCATACTTTCCGTCGCTATTTACATACACACCGCTTGCTTTGTTCGAACATAACGGATCATGCGCCGATAATAGTTCTGGAAAATATATCAAGAGCACAACGCTTGGCAATTATACTGGGCCGTCGGATGCATTGTGCTTGAAACAAACGTATGGAAGAATATCATTCTCGTACATATGGTTTTTGCGAACGCCGATTTCACAATAAACTATACATAACTAAGGAGACAAATCATGGCATTCGGTGGATACAAATTCAAGGGATACAAGGTCGTTCGTGCTAATCTGGCAACAAACACTTATGCAAATTGGTGTTTGCTTGTGCATCAGGCACGTATCAAAGCATTTATGGAGTCATGTGCATTGTCCGGCGCTCAATGGCATTTCAGCAAGACAAACGGGCCTTTGGCGTTTGAGGATTATGGTAATGTGATTTATAGAGTTGCTGATGTAACGTCTAATTACACTAATTATATGTCATTTTTTCAGTATGGATCCGAAGATGCTTATTATATGATAGCAACACTTGGTGGATGTACTTCAGAGGCTAGCTTTAACCAAACTCGCGTTGATATGTCTGGCATTAAAGCAATTTACTGGTCGTATGTATATTCTTATCTAGCATCGCTTTCGTCGGCTTTGTCATTGTCAGATTTTACGGAGGACGGCATTTTTGCCAATTATCCAAGCTCAGCGCTATTTTGTAGCTCTGTCACTTGCGACGAAAAGGTATCATCGTCTGACGCGATTATACAGGCACAAAGCACCAGTTTTGCAGTTCCAAAATCATCGTGTTTGCTTGTAGGATTTGCAACAAAAGGAAAAGACATAATATCCATAAATACTATAGATAACGTAACCGTTCCATTTTCATTTTGTGTTGAATCTATAGGAGGTTTATCTAAAATTTATTCACCTACAGACACAAACAATATTTTTAAGGCTTGTATAAGAAGCAGACTTAATAATGAAGGCTATGCTAGCATTAACAATAATTATATAAATGGCGGCATGTGTGAAACATTGACCCATTCAGGTACTCGGCTTGGATATAACAGACTAAACATTTCTACCAGTTCGGCGTATTGGGGTCTTTTCATAAGTGTACCGGTTGTACCTACTTTTAGTTCTGTAACTGATAAAGTTCCTTTTCAGTCACCTGATTTAATTTGCTCAAAAAATATTCCTCACTGGATGAATGATGAGCATTTTACTGCAAAAGGAACTATAAACAATGAGTTGGTGTCTTATAATGCATCGTGTACATCTTCATCAAATTGTCCTAATCAAGGCGCGACAGCTTTGGGCGGAAACTTGTTATCAGTTGGCGCGTTAAGTTCTAATGCTAACTACACAATGATGGGAAGTGGTGCCATGCAGAACATATCAAATGCAATTTATCCATGCGGATATGTCGGTTGGGATCCATCGAATCCAGACATTAAAAACGAATCATCATGGCCAGAATTAGCACTGCAAGAGTAGTATTTTTATAATTTAATAAAATAAGGAGAATATAATATGGCAGGTTTTAGATATAAATCTTTTAGTTTTGTTGGTCAGTCTACAGACTTTCCTGCTGGTGATAATAATATTAGAAATAGAGAAGAGTTTATTTGTAAAAATGTAGCACAAGCTATTATTGATACAAATACAGGATGGGGGTTGGATACAGATAAAAATGCAACTATAAATGATTTTGCTAATGTTCCAACTATAGGATCTACAACTAAGTTTGCTCCGGGATTATTCTTAGTAAATTCTACATCTCATAATAAATTATTTATATGTTATTGTGGTACAGCAAATAATACAGGGATTGATCTTAGTTCGGATCAGATGATTACTACTTATCATTCAGAACATTTAAATGACACTACAGGATTAACAGGTTTGTGTATGAGTATGATACCGGGAGATTCTAATCAGTCTTTTGGTGCATCATTCGATTCTTCTTTTATCCCATCTAGTGGTACTCGGTTAGCATCTGATTGTATTTCTTATAGCTCTAATACATCAAACTATACCTTATCAAACACCAATGTTTCTGGAACAACATATACTTATGATGTGTTTGTTACACCTTATTGTATATTCTTTAGAGTTCAGGGTGCTATAGGTTATGCTGTAGGACGTGTTTTAGGTAGTTTAGCACATTCTACAAGAGATATTACATCACAATCAAAATATGGAGTTATTTATTTTAAAAGGTGTGCTAGTGAGTCTGAAATAGGAGTAACTTTATTACAATCTAATTCTCCGATTGCTCAAAATGATATCACAGCATATGGAAATGTATATTTAGGTAGTTCACCAACAAATAGTATAGTACATTATGGAACCTATACAAAAAATATACCTTTTAATATGTACATAACTTATCATGTATCTAATACTACTTCATCAGTTTCGCCGTTTACATGTTGGGCAGGTGCAAGCAGTGTATGTAAAGCAGATGGTACATGGTTAGGCAATACGTCTGAAAGAGTTGTCTGTTATTATCCAGATAATCCAGCTCTTTGTAGAAATACAGGTATAGTAAATATATCTGATTCAACAAGAAGATGGGTTCCATTTATTTGCTTTATAAAAACAACAGATACTACTGTTCATGGCATTATTTCTGGTGATGGTGTAAAGGGATTTTTAGACACAGATTTATTCCGTTATACAGGTGGCGCACAAGGATTATTGTTAGATAATGGTAATTTCTATAATATAAATCAGTATCTTACAATAGGTTGGGATCCTTCTAATGAAACACCTAATCCTTAGTTAAAGTAATATTAAAAAACGCAGAAAAAATCCTATCTAAGCCTATTAGGTAGGATTTTTCTTTTTCTAATAAAACCTTAATTTAAAAATAAAGGAATTATGATATGGTAAAATTACGTAGAGTATTTGAGTTAGAGTTATACTTAGAATCTAAGAAAGATTTAGATGACTTAAAGGATTATTTAGGGGATACCTTATTTGATAATTATATGAAAATTAGAGATAAAATATCTGATCCTAATTTTAAAGATTTTTCTAAGTTAAAGAAAATGGATAAGAAGGACATACAGGATTTTGTAAGTTCTTTTCAGTCTAAATCTAGTAAAAGAAAGAGTGATAAAACAGAGGGTGCCAAAAAATTATATGAAGATTCTGATTGGGTAGTATATAGAATTACGACACCGCAGTCTGCTAAATTGTACGGTAAAGGGACTAAGTGGTGTATTTCTGGTGAGGGTGTTTTTGATGACGATGGAAGTAGGTATTTTGATAAATATATCAAAGAAAGAAACTTAGATGGCGGGTATTATTTTTATTTAAATAAAAAAGATCCTTCTGAGAAATATTGTGTGTTACAAACTAAACAAGGTAAGATAGATTCTATTTGGGATTCTAAAGATCGGAGTGTAGGGAGTTCTGTTCATTCTCTATTTAGTGTAGATCTTCCAGATATACCTGATGTTAATTTACATAGAAATAATATTGATAAATTGTGTTTTATGCTACGTAATTTACCATCTTCTTATGACATAAATCTTATAGAAAAGGAAATAAGTAGTGTAGATGATTTAAATAAAGTAGATGGTTTAGGTGAGTTACCTTTAAATATAGCTACTATACATGGATATAAAGATATAGTAGAGGTTTTATTGAGACATGGAGCTAATCCAAATTCTAAAGATAGTGATGGTAAAAATTCATTATTTCTTTTAGAAAGTGTTTTTAAAAGATCTATTCACCTAGATATATTATGTATTTTAGTAGATCATGGTGCTGATGTAAATAGTATTGCTAGATATAATAAAACACCACTAATGGAAAATATATTCAGTATATCTGTTACTTCTTTTTTATTAGAACATGGAGCAGACCCTAATAAAAAGGATGCTTTTGATAATACAGCATTATTATTAGCTGATCACTATTATGTTGTTCTTGATTTATTAAAATATGGAGCAGACCCTAATGTTATAAATGATATGGGGGAGACTCCATTAATGAAATTCTCTACTAATAAAAGAATATGTTCTTTATTGAAAGAGTATGGGGCTAAAGAATAAAGAATTATGGTATGATTATCTCTTTAGTTTTAAATAGAAAAATCCTATCTAAGCCTATTAGATAGGATTTTTCTAATAAAACCTTAATTTAAAAATAAAGGAATTATAATATGGTGAAGTTAAGAAGAGTATTTGAGTCAGACCTTTATTTAGAGTCAAAGAAAGATTTAGATGATCTTAAGGCTTATTTGGGCGATAAGCTATTTGATGATTATATGAAGATTAGGGACAGAATACCTAAAGACCAGAATGAGTTTAAGGATTTTAGTAAGCTAAAAAAGATGGATAAGAAGGACATTCAGGATTTCGTTTCTTCTTTTCAGTCTAAGAGTGATAAGAAGAAATCAGATAAATTTGAGGGTGCTAAGAAACTGTATGAGGATGAAGACTGGGTAGTATATAAAATAACTACTTATCCTGCTGCACAATTATATGGTAAAAACACAAAGTGGTGTATTACAGGGAGATATCCGGGACACGAAGGGAGAGGAGAACAATATTTTAATGAATATATAGAAGATAATGATTTAGATGGTGGTTATTATTTTTATTTAAATAAGGAAGATCCTAGTGAAAAGTATTGTGTGCTTCAAACAAAGGATAAAAAGATACACTCTATATGGGATGCTTCAGATACAGATCGGGGTAAATCTATGTTAGCACTTAATGTAGATTTACCTGAAGTAGAAGAAGTTAATTTAATACGTCCAACAGATAATGAACTTTTGCTTGATTCTTGTTATGTAGGAGAGGATTCTTTTAAAGTTCGTAATTGTTTAATTAGAGGCGCTGATCCTAATGTAAAGAATGAGTTTGGTGATACTCCTTTAATATTAACAATAAATGTAGATGACTTTAATAATAATAGATTAAATATAGTTAAGTATTTATTAAAATATGGAGCAGACCCTAATTTAAAAGATGATGATGGTAGAACTCCTCTGTACTTAGCTTATGTGAAAGATTATGATGATGTTGTAGGTTTGTTATTACAAAATGGAGCAGACCCTAATACAAAACTTCCTAATGGGGAATCACTTTTAGATGCCTATGTTATAGTAGGTAATAAAGATATGGTGGCGTTGTTGTTAGAACATGGGGCAGATCCAAATGTTAGTAATAAAGGGTATACTCCTCTTGGAATAGCTAAAAAATGGAAATATAAAGAAATAGAGGATCTTTTAAGGAAGTATGGGGCTAAAGAATAAAGAATTATGGTATGATTATCTCTTTAGTTTTAAATAGAAAAATCCTATCTAAGCCTATTAGGTAGGATTTTCCTTTTTCTAAAAAACCTAAATTTAAAAATAAAGGAATTATGATATGGTAAAATTAAGACGTGTGTATGAGTCAGACCTTTATTTAGAGTCAAAGAAAGATTTAGATGATCTTAGAGATTATTTGGGTGATAAACTATTTGATGACTATATGAAAATTAGAGATAGAATCCCTAAAGACCAAAATGAATTTAAGGATTTTAGTAAGCTAAAGAAAATGGATAAAAAGGACATTCAAGATTTTATAGATAATTTTAAGTCTAAATCAGATAAGAAAAAGAGTGATAAAACAGAAGGTGCTGAGAAATTATATGAAGATGGTGATTGGGTGGTGTATAAAATAACTACTTATCCTGCTGCACAATTATATGGTAAAAACACAAAGTGGTGTATAACAGGAAGATATCATGGACATGAGGAGCGTGGTGAAGAGTATTTTTATGATTATATAAACGATAAAAATTTAGACGGTGGTTATTACTTCTATATAAATAAAAAAGATCCATCTGATAAATATTGTGTTTTACAAACAAAAGATAAAAAAATAGATTCTGTTTGGGATGCAGAAGATACAGATAGAGGCTCTAGTACAACAGCTCTTGTTAGAGATGGGATTTTACTACCAAATATACCAGAAGTTAATTTAGAAGAAGACTTGAAACTTGTTTTTAATACATATCTCAAAGAAGGAAATTTGGATAAAATAGAACACTTCTTAAAAGAGGGTTTTATAGATGTTAATGGAGCATACGATGAGGATAATATACAAGGAGGGACTTATTTATATAATATAGCTAAAAGTACGTACTTAAACAAATATTTAGAAATAATAGAACTACTTTTAAAGTATGGGGCAGATCCTACTATAGATAACGGTTTTGGTTCTCCAATAGTGGATGCTGTACGTAGTTATAATAGTGATCTTGTTAATTTATATATAAAATATGGTTTGGATGTAAATGGGAAGTATCTTCCTAAAGATTCTTTATTAACTTTAGCGTGTAAGAAAGATGATATAGACACTGCTAAAGTTTTACTAGAAAATGGTGCTGACCCAGACTTCACTATTACTGAAGGAACATATACGTTTCCTCTACTACAGGCATTAAAAAATGACAATATAGATTTAATTAGTTTATTAATAGAAAATGGGGCAGATATAAATAAAGAAGATAAAATCCATCGATCTCTTATAGATAACGCCTTTCTTATGGGATGTAACCTAGATTTTATAAAATATTTAATTAATAATGGTGCTGAAATTAATCGTAAGGGAAGAGAACCTAGTTTAATCCAAGCTGTTAAGGGTCGTAATTTAGAAGTTGTAAAATTCTTAGTTGAAAATATGAATTGTGATGTTAATGCAAAAAATAAAGGTGGAGAAACTGCTTTAGATTGGGCTAATATTATACATGAATCTGAAATAGAAGAGTATTTGTTGAAACATGTAGCTAAATAATGAAATTAGTAAAAATGAAGATTTTAAGAATCTTATAAATATAATAAAAATATCCAGTATTAAAACAGTGACAGTGCCCTCTATGGTTAAATTATCTATAACCCTAGAGGGTATTTTTCTACCTTTACCAGATTTAAATAAGGAGATTATGATATGAAACCAAATCAAGGACGCGAGGCAGCGTATGTTACTTCTAGGGTTAAAGATTTAAGTCTTATCACAAATACCCCAGATTATGTAGGATGTTTTGCTTGTATTACACCTAAAGCACATGCTTCTTTAAATGAAGCTGAAAATGTGACCTATTTGGATAATCAGGGTAATGTTACAGCAGAGAATGAAGAAAATAAAGTTTTCCTCCCTCAGCTCGTTCGTGATGTTGATACATTAGATATGCTTTTTGGAGATCCTCGTGTTGATCCAAAAACATATAAGGATTTATACACTATTCGTTATATTGTACAGAATGGTTTTGCTTGCTATATTGCTAAGGTTAAATCAGGAAACCCATTTGCATGTGTTGTAAACACAGAGGGTCTTTTTAGTGGTGGTACTGTATGTCCAACCAATGTACAGTTGGGTGAGCAATCTTTATCACTATTTAAGGATGTTATTGATTCTTTAAATATTTTTAATGTACAGTCTTCTGTTGTAGGGAATAATGTTTTAAAAGTTCGCCTTGTTCCTTTTAAACCTTATTCTTTAAGTCAGATTGCTCTTGAAGTGGTGTTTGAAACACAAGCCTCTGCCTCTTCTGAAGTAATACAGGTAGCTTCTGCACGTGTTATGCTTACACCAGACACTAAAAATGCAGATTTAATCACTTCTTTAAATTCATATCTTGGTGGTGATGTTGTCTTCTCTTTACCAGATTATTTAAATGATAGATTATATGCTACAGTTACTGATGCTAATGATTTAATAGAATTTGATCCTGATAAGCCAAATGAGCGTTATATCTGTATTGCTAATGCTTTACTTTATATCTGTGGAATTTATAATTTTAAAGATGAATATTTAGACGATCTTACTGAGGGAGCCTTCCCTGAGTTGTTATTAGATAATATGGTTATTCAAACTGTAGTTAAGGATGGTAATACTTATTATGGTCTGGATGCTGTAAATGAAGAAAACAACCCAACTACAGGTAGTAAGAATTGGCCAAGATCTTATAGTGATAAAACCAATCCTCAGACGTTTACATGTAACATATCTGTAACACAAGAATCTGTTTTGAAAGTCAGCCCTGCTGATTATACTCGTTCTTTACGCACTTTTAGAGACATTAAATATGCAGGTACTTTCATTTCAGAATTATCTTCTGATAGATCTTATTCTGTAGAGAAAAATCATACTTTATATACACCTGATGAAGTATCTGGTAATTTAGTTAATGGTGTGCCTTATTATACGAATGCTAATGAAGGCACTGACACACCTACACCAGCTTCTTATACAGAATTTACGTATGATGGATCTAATATTCCTACATACACTGAAGAAGTAGACCATACTATTTATACTAGATCAGGTGAGAATCCAGACTATGTATATACTGAGTTTACAGGTGAATTAGAGAATGGTGTGACTTATTATTATGATAATAATGAAGGTACGGTAGGTGCTGACCATGAGTGGACAGCATTTACTTATGATGGTACTAATGAACCACATTATACTGTAACACATCAGAAAACAGTATACTCTTCTGAATCCTATTCACCTGTAGTAGGTAAACAGCCTACAGAAATTACAGCTAATGCTTTCTTCTATAATAAGAATGAGGGTAGTACTAATCCTGAACCTGAATTTGACCTTATAACCGATACTACAATTCCTACATATACTGCGTATGAATTAGGTGAAATGACCTCAGAAGAACGTAGAGGTTTGCATTATATTGTTAAAGATCTTGCAGCTCAACGTAAGGATTTAGTTTGTATATTCACAACACCTTATCGTCCTTATGATGATGGTTATACACAGCCTCCTATTATGTTCGATTTAGATCGTGCCTGTAATTGGGTTGCTGCACGTGGTGAATATTCAGATTTATTTGAGTATGGTACTTCTAATACTACAGTATATGCAGAACAGGCATTTTATTGTGAGATGTACTGGTCTTGGTTAAAATGGCGTGTTGTTAAATTAGTAAACGGTTTAGCTACAGGCTCTTCTACAGTTATCGTTCCAGCTTCTGCATTTGTTATCATTAACGCCCTAGCTTCTTACCGTCAGCGTGGTTCTTATTATCCTGTAGCTGGAGATCAAGGCGGTGTTCTTCCTGATTCATTAACTATTCTACAGAATCCATCTACTAAGGCTCAAAGAGATAAGTTAATCTCTTATCGTATCAATCCTATCTTTGATACAGGTGTACGTGGTATTCAGATTTATGGAAATGATACACTTAATCCACAGTATACAGATTTGTCCGCAGCACATATAGCACGTACATTGGTTAGTATTCGTTCCAGAGTTGATGCTTACTCAGAGACTATTAAGTTCTCTTTGAATAATCAGCTTACTTGGGGTAGTTGGATTACCTATGTTTCTCAGTATATACTTGAACCAATTAAGGCTGCTGGTGGACTTCAGTGGTATCAGGTTGATATGGGTCTAAACACAACAACACGTGCTGAGATAAGTGAGCGTAAGATTCGAGGTATGGTTTCTTTACAGTTCACACAGGCATTAGAAATAATTGATTTGGAATTTGTTGTGGTTGCTTCGTCTCTTGATATGGAAGCATAATAAGTGGGATGAAAACCCACCTTTAAAAAAAAGCCCTAAGATACCTATCTTAGGGCTTTTTTATTTGGTAAGTCGTTTTTCCTTGCACTTATTATCTTATTGTGGTATTGTTCTTTGTTAGAGGTTGTTTTTAACCTCTACACTTTAGCATTAAGGAGATTTTATGAGCAAGGGTTATAGGAAACTCACTGATTATCCACAGTGGTTTATTGAAGAGTTGGTTAATAAAGAGGATAGAGAAAAGGCCATCTCCGGTGTATTACCACGTTCACAGAAAGTTCTTTTCTTTTGCAAGGAACATGGGTCTTATAGTCAAACACCTACTCTCCATATAGATTTTAAAACAATGACTCAACGAAGGGGGTGTCCTGTATGTGGAAGAATAAGTCTCTATAAGAATAAAAAAGAGACACAAAGTAAAAAAAGACCAGACTATCCCGAATGGTTTATTAATGAATTAGCACATGAAGAGGATAAAGAAAAAGCTAGAAATAAGACATTAACTACAGGGATGATAGTAGACTTTTTATGTTTAGAACATGGTATTTATAGTAGTATGGTGTGTGAACATATTAAACTTAGCACAGGTGAGCGAAGAAGAGGGTGCCCTATTTGTGCAGAAATACAAAGAAGAAAAACATTTAATAATACTAAAAGAGATAAAAGACCAGAATATCCAGAGTGGTTTATTAATGAGTTAGCACATGAAGAAGATAAAGAACGTGCTAAAGATAAAACCTTAACTTATAGTGATAAAGTAGATTTTTTATGTACAGAGCATGGTATTTATAATCAACGTGTGGCAGATCATATTAGTTTTAAAACACAAGAGAAAAAACAAGGATGTCCATCATGTGGTAAAATAAAAGGGTTACAAAATCGTAAGATTAGTGGTGATAAGAAAAGACCTGCTTATCCTGAATGGTTTATTAATGAGTTAGTACATGAAGAAGATAAGGAACGAGCTAAAAACAAAACTTTAACGTGGTCAGATTATGTTGATTTTATGTGCCCTATTCATGGTATGTATAACCAACGTATAGAAGCACACATGAATACAAAAACTTTAAAAAAAGATCAAGGTTGTCCTAGATGTGGAGCTATTTTACAACATAAATTAAGAAAAGAAACATTAACAAATAGAAGGCCAGAATATCCTGAATGGTTTATTAATGAATTAGCACATGAAGAAGATAAGGAACGAGCTAGGAATAAAACTTTGACTGTTAATGAAAATATTGATTTTTTATGTCCTGTTCATGGAATATATAAACAATATGTTGGTAATCATATCACTATATCTACAGGACAACCAGATTGTAAATGCCCTAAATGTGGTGTTGTTTTATCTTCTAATGAAGAAGAAATATTTAATTATGTTAAGTCTATATACCCAAATATACAAGAAAGGGATAGGACAGTAATACGAAGTGATAAATCAGGCAGACCTTTAGAATTAGACATTTTTTGTGCAGATAAGAAAATAGCTATAGAATATAATGGTAGCTTATGGCATAGTGAGAATTATAAGAAACACAAGGATTATCATATACATAAGTATTTAATGTGTGAAAAAAACGAAATACGCTTGATTTCTATTTTTGATAAAGATTGGTTTGAAAATAAAGATAAAATTAAATTATTTTTAAAAGATTTATTTTCTACGAAAACAATATTGTATGGTAGGAGTGTAGTTGTTAAAAAGATAACAAGTGAAAATGCTAGATCTTTTTATGATATGTATCATTTAAAAGGTAATTCTTCAGGGTATATAGTCTCTTATGGTTTATTTTTTAATGATGAGTTAGTATCTGCTATGTCTTTTTCAAAACCAAAGTATGGTAATGAAGATGGTATAGATTGGGATCTCTCAAGGTATAGTGTTAAGTATGGTTATTCTATAGTAGGTGGGGCTGAAAAATTATTTAATTCTTTTTTGAATGAATACTCACCTTCTACAATAATAACTTATAGTGATTGTGATTATTTTAATGGCAATGTATATAGTCGTTTAGGTTTTGAGTTTGTTAAAATTACAGATTTACCGTATTATTGGGCTAAAAATAATACATTTTATACAAGACAACAATGTCAGGTTCATAAATTAAAAGATAAATATCCAGAGCTTTATGATAAAGCTATAGAAAATGAAGCCTCAAATAAAGAGGATTTTATTATGCACGAGTTAGGGTATTATAGAGTATATCGTTGCGGTAATAAAAAATGGATTTGGAGAAAACCAGATACATAAATCAGAAGGATAATCATATCATAAATAATTATTTAAAACTCACAAAAATCCTATCTAAGTCATTTAGGTAGGCTTTTCTTTTTGTTCATTTAACTAAACATTAAACTTAAAATAAAGGAGTTATAATATGAGTTATCCGTATGATTTAGATTTATTGTTTCATAGTGAAAAACCTTCTTGTGATGGTGTAGCCCATTTATCGTTTAGTAAATCAGATGTAGTAGGTGATCGAGTTATTCTTAGATCTTCGCCTTATTCTGTTAGTAATGATTATACTGTTCCCTCAGGTCAGAAAGAACCTATAATGCCTTCTTTCAATACACAAACACAAAAAGAAGCATATACAGAAATAGAATTTAAAAAGTCAGATTGGGATAGCCTTCCTGAAGAGGTAAAATCTGCTTTAACAGATTTAATGTTTACGTATAACGAGGTGAGCGTTGAAAAACAAGTAGTGACATTTTCTGGTGCTGTTGGTAAAGTATCTGGGAGCTATATTGTTGAGATACTATTAACTTCGGAATCTGTGGATATATCTTCACAACTACCTCCAGACTGTACTTTAACTTCTGTGACATCTCGTGTTTTTAAATTTGGACAAGATGGTCTTACTTATTTTAGCTCTTGTAAAGTAAAGACTTATATAGACGGTGCAGAAAACAAGGATTCATCTTATATTCCAGTTCGTTCTAGTGGTCTTAACCCTAGAATACCAGTAACTATAGTAGAAGAAGATCCTACTAATTTCATGTATAAAACAGAGCCTTTTAAGATGAATGTTGGTACTGGATTTGGTACAGATGAAACCGTAACAGTAATAGCTGCTTTTAGTAATCCAGTTGGTATAACATTAGATGAATTAGTAGGTAGAACATATATAATACGTAATGGGAAGTCCTTTAATACATTTATACAAGGTTCTAATACATCCTTGATAGCAGAAGTACCGGGAAATTATGAAGACCCGGGTTTCCAGTTCCCAGTAACACTTACTTATAGTAATGAAGACTCTTCTATTTCTGTACAAGCAGATATTTATACTTTAGATGGTAATAGACCTAGTACACCAATCACATTAGATTCAAATACAGAACGTAGTGTTAATATTATTAAGAAAACCTAATATTTATGAATATTAAATAAATATTTCTATAGGGAAAGCCTATCTAAGTTATTTAGGTAGGCTTTTCTTTTTGTTTAGTAATATAAAACCTTAAAGTTTAAAAATAAAGGGATTATGATATGGTAAAATTGAGAAGAGTGTTTGAGTCAGACCTTTATTTAGAATCAAAGAAAGATTTGGATGATTTAAAGTCTTATTTGGGTGATACCTTATTTGATGATTATATGAAGATTAGAGATAGAATACCTAAAGACCAAAATGAGTTTAAAGATTTCTCTAAACTGAAAAAGATGGATAAGAAGGATATTCAAGACTTTGTAAGTTCTTTCCAGTCTAAGTCTAGTAAGAAGAAACAAGATAAAGTAGAAGGTGCTGAAAAATTATATGAAGATTCTGATTGGATAGTATATAGGATTACTACTTACCCAGCGGCACAGTTATATGGAAAAGGAACAAAGTGGTGTATAACAGGACGTTATCCCGAACACGAGGAGAGGGGTCAAGAATACTTTGATGATTATATAGAAAAGTATGATTTAGATGGCGGATACTATTTTTATATCTCTAAAAAAGATCCTAAAGAGAAATATTGTGTTCTTCAAACCGAAGATCATAAAATACATTCTATATGGGATGCAGAGGATACAAATAGAGGTTCTGGTCTTAAGGATTTAAATGTAGATTTACCAAAAGTACCTGAAATAAATTTATCCAAGTTTGGTGATTCTGACATCTCACGTATTTTATTTGTAGGTGATAGTGAGGATCTTAAAAATCTGGTAGAAAATGGAGTAGACCTAGTTCACTTTGAAGTAAATGATCCTATGTATGGTTATGGGTCTGCTACAGATATTGTTAGTAATAGTTATACTCCAGACACATCCTCTATTTTTTGGGATAAAATAAAGTATTTAATATCTTTAGGTTGTGACTACCCATTTTTAAATAATTATACTTTAAGAAAGATGATTATGGATGGTAGTTTACAGGATTTTAAGAATCTTAATGATGTTAAAGTAGACTTATCCAAGAAAAATTTTGATAGGGATTTTTCTATTATTGATATACTGTATAAGAAGAAATCTAATGATAAAGATATTTTACAAAAAATACAGTATTTACTCTCAATGGGTGTAAACCCTAATTTACCTGATAAATGTCCATCATTAGCAAATCTTCTCCATAATCAGTATTCAGACGATAAGGTATTTTACAATGTAATTAAATCCTTATTAGAAGCTGGTGCTGATGTAAATAAGTATTCTTTTTTACCCACACCTTTATGTTCAGCCATTAGAAAAGATGATTTACCTTTAGTAAAATTACTTTTACCATATTATTCTAATATTAATTATAAAGATTCCTATTATGAAATGTCTCCCTTATCTTTAGCTAAAAAACGTGGTAATGCAGAAATAATAGACCTATTAGAAAAGTATGGTGCTACTGAGTAATTTAATAAATTTAAAATTTAAATAAATACCCCATATAAAAGAACCTATCTAAATAACTTAGATAGGTTTTTCTTTTTGTTTAGTGTTACTAAACCTTAAATTTAAAAAATAAAGGAATTATGATATGGTAAAGTTACATAAAATAAATACTCAAGCTACTACTGAAGATTTAGATATAGCACTTGAAGCGAGTGCAGAGCGCCAGCGTGTTCAGAAATTTATGGATGATAATTTAGGTAAAGATTATTTTGACAAGTATCTTAAAATCAGAGATAGATTTACAGACATGAACCTAAAGGATTTTAATAAGATTATTAAGTTAGATCCTGAAGATGTAAAAGTGGCTATTGATAGATATTATACTACATCAGATGCAACCCCTGATATTAAGAGTGGTAAAAAGAAAGTAGGGGAAAACTCAGATTGGGTTGTTTATAGAGTTACTTCTTTCCCAGCAGCACAAGAATTAGGTGAGGGTACAACGTGGTGTATCACTGGACGATATGGTTCTATGGATCCCGATGACGATTCTTATTTTAAGAACTATATTAGGGATAATAATTTAGATGGCGGTTATTATTTTTATATTCCTAAAGATGGTTCAGATGATAAGTATTGTTTACTTCTAACTAAGAATGGAAATATTCATTCTATTTGGGGTAGTCCTAATCATCAGGCGAATACAGATGAAGTAGAAAATCAGGGTTTCCCTTCTGTTCGTGGTATAGACTTATCCTCTTATGAATATTATGGTGATACTTCTTATGAAGATGATGATGAGGATAATGATGAGTTAGATGCTGATAATATTTGGGATGCTATAGATGTGGCTGATGGGTATTATCAATTAGGCCCTTGGTTATCTAACGTTGTTAATTTAAATGAAAAAGATGATAGAGGTATACCCCTCTGGTTTTTACTTTTTGATCGCTTTGGTGATGAGTTTATATCAGATGTTGGTAATGAAGATTTTCTTAGAGGTGTTACTTTTGATATAAACCTTGACACAAACAGTGGTGAAAATATATTAGACTATGCTGACCCTTCTATGTATAGTGACTGGGAGTGGTTGTTTGAGAAAGGATTTAATGGTGACAGTTCTAATTGGATAGATAGAAAATTAAAAGAGTATGGGACTGAAGAAAGTAAAGCTAAATTTGTACACGAATTATTATCTTTTGTAGATTTGTCTAGTATAGAGTCTGATACATGTTTAAGAATGCTAAGATATAGTGATGATTCTAAGGATAATGATAGACTTATTAATTCATTAAAAAATATTAGTCCTAGTGCATTGGATGATGATACTATGTCTATTCTTATACAGAATATATTATATAAGGATAACCCTGTAAAGTTTGCTACTCAGTTAATTAAAAATGGAATATTAACTAAAAACACTAAATATAAAGAAAATGGTGTTGTTTTAGATCCTATGACATATATGTATTTAATAGGCCGTATGCGAGATGATGTAAATGAGAAAGATCAAAAAGATATTATTACACAGATGATTAAGTTAGGGTTTGATCCTATGAAAGTATATGATGATTTTAAAGATCAAAACATCACTTCACGTATATCGAAAGCTGATATAGATAAATATAAAGATGAGTTTAGTAAGTGGTCTGGTACGAAGATACCTGAATAGTGTAATCATACTATAAATAAATAATTATTTTTAACTAAAAACTTACAGTTAGAAAATCCTATCTAAATTACTTAGGTAGGATTTTTATTTTATTCTAAAAAACCTTAATTTAAAAATAAAGGAATTATGATATGGTAAAGTTAAGACGTGTATATGAGACTAACCTTTATTTAGAGTCAAAAAAAGACCTAGATGATCTTAAGAATTATTTAGGGGATAAGCTCTTTGATGACTATATGAAAATAAGAGATCGTATACCTAAAGACCAAAATGAATTTAAGGATTTCTCTAAACTGAAGAAGATGGATAAAAAGGATATTCAAGACTTTATCTCTTCTTTCCAATCCAAGTCAGATAAAAAGAAGCAGGATAAAACAGAGGGTGCTAAGAAACTGTATGAAGATGATAAATGGGTAGTATATAAAATAACTTCTTATCCTGCCGCTCAATTATATGGATCTGGAACAAAGTGGTGTATTACAGGTAGGTATCCCGGTCATGAAGGAAGGGGTGAGGAGTATTTCAATGATTATATTGAGGATAATAATTTAGATGGTGGTTATTATTTTTATATCTCTAAAAAGAATCCTGCTAAGAAGTATTGTGTACTTCAGACAAAAAATAAAGAGATCCATTCTGTTTGGGATGCTAAAGATACAAATAAAGGAGATGCTTATGATAGAATAGGTGTACGTCTTCCTATAATTAAAGAAGTAAATTTAAGTATGTATAGTGAGGAAGGTTTTATAAAGGCTATAAAGTCTGGTAATAAAAGAAAAATTAAAGAATATATAACTAAAAGCGGTATTCCTGTAGAGGAAGTTACTTATTATCTACAAGATATAGATGATACAGATATAATTGATCTTTTTATTGAAGTTGGAGCTGATCTGAGTGATCTTTTAGCACCCTTAGTTTATCATAATAAAGATAATATTGTTTCTCATATTATCAATAAAAGTTTGAAAGATTTGAATTTAGATGCTGCACTAGGTTATTGTTTTTATAATGGTGAAGAAAAACCTGATTTGGCTAAATTTCTTTTACAGAATGGAGCTAATCCTAATAAATATAATGGGAGTATGTCTACTCCTCTATATGAAGTAATAAGAAATGGAAGCCATGATATGTTAAACTTAGTTAATTTGCTTTTAAAATATGGAGCAGACCCTAATTTTGATTTATACCATGAAAATTATTTACGTTTAGCTTCTATGAAAGGTTATTATGATGTTGTAAAAACCCTTTTAGAACACGGAGCAGTTCCTGATTACAAAGGTGACTCTTTAGTTTCGGATAAAAAAACAGCTCTTTCTCTTGCTGAGAAAAAAGGTTATAAAGATATAGTAGACCTCTTAAAGAAATATGGTGCTAAAGAATAAGGAGACTTATAGTATGGTAAAGTTACGTCGAATATTTGAGTCTGACCTTTATTTAGAGTCTAAGAAAGACTTAGATGACCTTAAGAATTATTTAGGGAATAAGCTCTTTGATGATTATATGAAAATAAGAGATCGTATACCTAAAGATCAAAATGAATTTAAGGATTTCTCTAAACTGAAGAAGATGGATAAAAAGGATATTCAAGACTTTATCTCTTCTTTCCAGTCTAAATCAGATAAGAAGAAATCAGATAAAACTGAGGGTGCTAAAAAGTTATATGAAGATGAAGACTGGGTGGTGTATAGAATTACTACTTATCCTGCCGCACAATTATACGGTAAAAATACTAAATGGTGTATTACAGGTAGATATGAAGGTCATGAAGAGCAAGGACAAGACTTTTTTGATGATTATATTAATAGGTATAATTTAGACGGAGGGTATTATTTTTATATCTCTAAGAAAAACCCTAAAGAGAAATACTGTATTCTTCAGACTAAAGATAAAGATATACATTCTATATGGGATGCTGAAGATACAAATCATGGTGTATCACTAGATGATTTGCCAGATTATGTACTTTTCCCAGAGGTTAAAGAGGTTAATATTAGACCTTATTCTATAGAGCAAATATGTAAAGCTATAGATAATTATCATTACCCAAGTGATGTTTTGTATAATATGATAGATTCTATGAATGTAGATGATTTAAATAAATTTTATGAAGGATGTACCCCCATTACTTACGCTATAATGTCCCCTAGAGAAGATTGTTATACTATAGTAAGTAAATTACTTTCTAAGGGTGTTAATGTTAATAAAAAAGATAAATTAGGTTATGTACCATTATCTCCTGCCACTAGAGATCCACAACTATTAGAATTATTGGTAGATAATAGTATTGGTATTGATATAGATTTACAAGATCGTTTTGGATATACCCCATTATTTTATGCTTCTTGTGTTAATAATAACTATGAAAGTACAAAGTTTTTATTAGAGTGTGGGGCTGATCCTAACATAAAAAATAATAATGGTGGATCCATTTTAGGTGAAACTAGAAATCCTAAAATAAGAGAGCTTCTTATTAAATATGGGGCTAAAGAGTAATTTAGTGATAAATTACTCATATTATAAAATAACCAAATAATTTAATTAGCATGAAAATAAGCCTAGACTTAAAACCTCTAGGCTTATTTTTATCTTCACAAATGGAGTTTTTTATGATACACTCACTCAAGTATGGTTAAAATAAACCACATTTAGTCAAAAATTAAGAATTATGATATGGTTAAATTTTAAAAATAAATAAAAATAAAGTGATTATGATATGGCATGTAGAATAAGGATGGTTTTTCCAGATTGGTTTTTAAACGAATTAGCAGATGAGCAAGAGAAAAAAGACTTATTAGCGGGGAAAATAAAGGGTTCAGAGCATGTGCATTTTAAATGCTCTTTTTGTGGGTTAGTCTATACACAGCGTATATGTAACCATATATCCTCTGATGATAAGCCAAAACAAGGTTGTCCAAAGTGTGCTAAACAAAAAAGAGCAGACGCACATAAGCTAACGTCGTCTAAAAAGCGTATAGTGTATCCACAATGGTTTATTGATGAACTTTATAATGAAGAGGATAAAGAGAAGGCTAAAGCAGGTATACTCTCTACCCACACTAAGGTTAAATTTAAATGCTCTTGTGGTGAGGTTTATGAGCAGCAAATCACTAACCATATTAAGCTGTCTACAGGTGAGCGAAAATATGGCAACTGTCCTGAGTGTTCTAAAATGGCTATCGGAGAATCCTACAGAAAGTCTATAGGTACTTTAAAACCTTACCCACAATGGTTTATTGATGAGTTATATTTAGATGAAGATAAAGAAAAAGCTAAAATAGGTTCTTTATCTTCTGGTAAGAGTGTGCTTTTTTGGTGTCCTGTTTGTGGTAATGTTTATAAGCAACGTGTTGCTAGCCATATTAAACTGTCTACAGGTGAGAAGAAAAAAGGATGTCCTAAGTGTGGTATAGATAAACAAATAGAGTCTAGTCGAAAGACAAAAGGGTTTATTAATCCTTATCCTGAGTGGTTTATAGATGAACTGTATTTAGAAGAGGATAAAGAAAAAGCTAAAATAACTAATTTTTATGGTGATGAAGAAAAACAATTTTATTGTAAAGAACATGATGTGATCTATACACAAAAAGTAAAATATCATATTGATTTAAAAACACATGAAAAATTAGCTAGTGGTTGTTCTGAATGTTCTAAAAATAAATTATATAAAACCTTATCCTCTAAAAGAGTTTATCCAGATTGGTTTATTGATGATTTAGTTAATGAAGAAGATAAAGAAAAAGCTAAGTCTGGTGTATTAAAATCGACAGATATAGTAGAATTTAAATGTAGTAATAGTCATATATATAAGCAAGTAGTACGTTCTCATATTTGTTTAGATACTCAAGAAAAACTTAGTGGCTGTCCTATATGTGCAAGACAGAGATCTAAAACAGAATTGGAATTAGAAGATTTTATACATTCTTTGGGTTATGATACAACACACACTAGGTTTTTTATAAATAATAAAAGCATAGAGATAGATATTTATATTCCGGATAAAAATATTGGTATAGAATATCATGGTTCTTTTTGGCATAAAACACTTCCTGATGATGGTTTTGTAAAACCAAGATTGTTTCATCAGAAAAAATATACCTTGTGTAGTCAGATAGGAATACATTTAATTTCTATATTTGATATTGATTGGTTATATAATTCTAATAAAATAAAAGAATATTTAATAGACCTTTTAAAAAATAAGGAAATAATATATGCAAGAAAATGTACTATTAAGAAAATAACGAAAACTGAGTCTAATGATTTTTATTCAAAGTATCATCTTTTAGGAACTACAGTAGTTCAGGATGTGTCCTATGGGTTATTTTATAATGATGAGTTAGTTTCTTGTATGTCTTTTCAGTTAGGTAGATATAAAGAAGAGAATAAACCAGTGTGGTGTTTGTCTCGTTTTGTCACTAAGTCTGGTGTTACTATAATAGGTGGAGCATCTAAGTTATTAAAATATTTTGAACGAGAATACGAACCTTCTATTTTAGTTTCTTTTTCAGATAATGATTATTTTAATGGTGGTGTCTATGATAAGTTAGGTTTTGAGTGTAAAGGTTGCACATCATATCCTAGATATTTTTGGTATTTAGAGGATCAAGAAATAAAACGAGAGCAGTGTCAGTTAAAGAAATTAAGTAAAAAATACCCAGATTTGTATAAGGAATCTCTGAATATTTCAGGTAATAAAGAAGATTATATTATGCTTAAATTAGGTGCTTTTAAAGTATATCGTTCTGGACATACTAAATGGGTAAAGAAATATAACTAAGATTTCATACAGCTATATCTATAATACAGGGGCTTAGTATAAGTTTATTCTTTTTATTAAGTTTATATAAAGGAGATATAGATATGGCTGATCACTATGTACCAAATGCTGGCGCTTCTTTCTTCGCAACAAATACAAGTTTTGAAGTACAGCGTTCAAATCATTTTGAAATAGAGTTAGACTTACAAAATCTAGGTTTATCAGAAGTAAATCAACGTTATATTCGTCTTTGTTGTACTTCTGCATCTATTCCGTCTATAACAGTCAATGCACAACAGTTACGTCATGGAAATGAGACTATTAATGTAGCAGGAAGTCCATCTTATGGTGAAATTTCTGTCAGTGTATATGATGTTATTGGTCAGGATATGGCTGGTTTATTACAGCAGTGGTTTTGGAGAGTATTTAATCCACAGACCAGCTTGATGGGTCTTGTTGTTAATTATAAAACTGTTGCTCATATTTATCAGTATTCCCCTGATGCTAGTGTTATTCGTGAGTGGGTAGCTTTAGGTGTTTTCCCAACATCTTTAGAGTTTGGAACACCAAGTGCAGATGGTCAGGGTCAGCCTGTCACAATTTCTATGAGACTTGCTGTAGATAAGGCTTATGAGAAGATGGTAGGCACAATGCCTGAGGTACAATCAGCTATTGGTAATATGTATACCAACTTTTAACCATTTTAGTACCATATCATAATTTAAAAATAATGGAATTATGATATGGTTAATTT